TCATCTGCGTTTTTGTATTGTGTTGCTACGCCAGAAAAAGCAGAAGCTAATACTTTATTTGATGGTGACATAAGAACTGTATCTGGTGTTCCACCTAGTTCGTATGCTTTTTTCAAACCTGCTTTAAGAAGTGTTTCTGTATAAGCACGATTTGTACCACCTGCAATTGCAGTAGCACCTGTACCTGCAGGACTTGCCGAAGGTGATCCGTTTGTAGAAAAGTTCAATGCGTTAGTACCGCCAGATCCTGTACCTGCGATCTTACCGCCATACCATGTTCCTACTGAAGCAGATTTTCTTGCCGCAGAAGAAGAGCCTGTTGCTTTAGCCTGCTCGACTCCTACCATTCCTACTTCCATATCTCTCTTTATGCTTTTTCCAATTTTAGCGAGAGCATATGCCAGTTCATCACCTCTTCCTGCATTGTCAACTGATCTATCTGTACCAGATATGATAACTGCTTCTGCTGAAATTTGTGTTCTGTTGTTTAAACGATCTGTTGGAATTTGTGTTGTTCCTGCGTAATCGTCTCCTTCAATTTGATGGTTATTAGCCGCCGCTCTTAACCCATCTGTTTGCCACTCGTGAAGAGTGTTAGTTGCTGTACCTTTTGCGGCATTTGTCATAAAAGGTGTTTCTGTTGGACTTATGTTATAGATTACATCCGCTAGATCTTCTTTTATACCAATTGCATCGTAAGTATCAAAAGTTCCTGATGGCTGTGCCATATTTTAATCTCCGATTAATTATTAGATAACATGGCAGACAACACCTTCTGTGCGTCTTTCACACTACCTGATTTTTGTAATTTTTTCATACGATTATCAACACGCAACCTCTTATCGTCTGTAGAAATACTATTCTTCGCATCTGACGATAACACTCGATTTGATGGTTTAACTTTTTTATCAACAAGTCCTTTACGCTCTAGTGCTTTGTTATACCGATAAGCATTATACAATGTTATCACCGCTCGGTGATCGACAATCATATTTATTTCTTGATCTGTATAACCTTGACTATTCGCAAATCTTCTTAACTCCTCCATTATTACTGGTGCTTTTTTTTCATCACCAAATGCAGGAATTTTCTCAACAAGCTTTACTTGTTCTTGTTGAATAAAATTATTATAGACTTGTTCTTGCTCTTTCTTTTTCTCTTCATTTAGTTTCTGTCTTTCGATAGCCACTTGATTTTGCAATTCTTTTTTCCGATCATATTCGGCTTTTTTAACTGCATAATCAGAAGGATCATCTTGAGCAAGTTGTACCCAATCAATGTCATCATCTGTTTGTAGATTGCTTTCTACGACTCTAAGTTTTTCTGCGTATTCTTCTCGCATTTTTTTTACTGCTTCTTTGTCTTTGGAAACTGTGTCATACTCCGTATCTAATGATCTTCGTTTTTCACTAAGTTCCATTGACTTTTTGGTATAGTTTTCTCCTTTAGAGTAACCAGACATCAAGTCCTCAAGACTGACTTTTTGCACTTGTCCGTTTATTTTGACATCAAAAAGTTCCTCGTTCTTTTGATCGTTGGTTTCTTCGTTGATTACTAATTCGTCATCAGAAATATCTTCCGCAGTCAATTCATTGTCTATTACTAGGTTGTCTTGAGTTGCTTCTTTTACTTCTGGTTTTGGCTCTTCGCTCCTTGCAGTATTATTAATAAGGTTGGCGAAAGCCTGTTGTGTTTCCTGTATAGAATTGGTTGGTTTCGATACAGATTCCATTTCTGGATTGTCTGCCATAAAAACTCCTTAAATTTTTATTGTTTATTTAATTTATCCGTTTCCATAACGGACTTAATATTCCCTAAGAGTACGTTCAACATCTTGTTCATAAGATATATTTTTTCTCTACCTTCGGAATCTCGTGCAGGTGAATTTACAAACTCACCATATAAATCGTTTTGTATTTGTTTGCAGGCATCAACAAAAACTGGATTTTCTAAAANATTTTTTGCTAATTCTGATCGTTGTTTTTCTTGTTCTGGTGTCATTAAATTCCCGAACTTTCGTCATCATAATCATCGGCAGGATTAGTTATATTATTAAATGCATATGATGATTGATTTGAGGGTGTTGATTGATTTATTCCAAATTGTTCAAAAGGATTTACACTTGATGCTCCAGAATTAATTGCATTATCTATTACTTGTTGTTGTGTCATTGTATTTGCATAAGGATTAACACCTTGATTAACTATATTTTGTGCTTGGTTTTTAGCGTCTATTTGATAATTAATTTCTTCTGGAGTAAATCCTAAATTAGAAGATTGTGCATTATTGATGATACCCATAGCTTGCGTAAGTCCTAACTGACCTTGTTGAGTATCTAAGTTGTAACCTCTTTTTGCCAATTCATTCATCATAAAATCTCTACGATTTTTTTCATTATTAAGACCGAGTAAACCCAATCCCATTGTTAAAGTGTTAGGAAATGGTTTTTTTAAAAAAAATTCTTCTCCTAGTTTACTTGGAAGAAAACCAAGATTACTATTTGCTAATCTTCCATCAGATAAATATGATAATAATTCAAAATCATCTGCATTTTTCATATCTTCGATAGACATATAAGGTCTTTCTTCTACTTCATCATTATCCCTATTATCGTTTTGATCTGCGTAATTAGTCTCTGGACTAAATTGTTCTATTGGTTGACACACACCATCGATTAATTGGTATCCTTCTGGACAAGGATCATCAACAACAGGCGTTACAGGAGGATTTAATGGATAAAAATCCTGTCCTTCTTCTCGTAAATCATAAATAGGATTACGACTAGGAGGTGGTGCATAAGGTTTATCCAAATTATCATTAATAATTTGTTGTGCCTTTTTTGTATTCATAAATTGCATTAGTTCAATCCTTGCTGTACTATTTTTGTTGCTAGTTTTTCTTTTTCTAAATCTAAACTATCGTTATCTTTCACCACTTGTGTTGCTAATTTTTGTTCATCAAGATCTAATTTTTTTGCTTTAAGATTAGAGTCTATTTGTAATTTTTTTTGTTGCAGCTCAAGATCCGCCATTGCCTTTTGTCTGCGTAACTCAATGTCTTGTTGTGCTAGTTGCAGAGCAGGATCTGGTTTTTGTTCCTTTGGCTGTGGAGGTTGATTGTTAGGGTTGTTAAAAAATGGTGATGCGTCTTTATAACCTGAGTTTTGTAAATATTGTTCAAGAGTATTGTATATATTTTGCGGCATCACCATATTCATTCCGCCTTGCATGATCATTTTTTCTTGCACAGCGAGAACTCGTTGTAAAATTTCTGTTCGTTGATCTACGTTACCTGTTCCTAATCCTACTTGCACACTTACATCATAACGATTTACCCATTGACGAGGATTCATTGGCACAAAATCATTATTAATTTTAATCATTCTTTCCGCATCTTGATATTCACAAACAATAGCTAACATTGTTTTAAAAATATCTTTTACTCCTTCGGCAAAGTTTCTTGCAATCAACTCTACACGCTGTGTTTGAGCCATCATCATTTGGTTAGTTGACGTTGCGGTTGTATGCGACTTGTTTATTGTATCTGGACTTAAACCCATTTGTTGCTTGGCAACACCTGTACGTTGTTCTTTTATTTCATCTATTTTATTTAGCATTGCCAGACCTTCATTAAGAAAGTTTGGTGTTTGCATTGGTGTTACAGCATTAGGACTTTTAACTCTTACTATCCCCCCTGCTCTACTTTGTAATAGATCATCTAAGTTTGCTTGATTTTCGACAACCAATGTTCTTGCGTGATTTTGGAAATACATATTATCAAGCGTATTTCTTAGTATCGTAGAAGAAACTGCTTGAATATCGGCAATCAAATCATAAAAACTTAAACCAAAGAAACGATAAGGCATTGGTATTGCTCTCACCATTGTTAAAGGCATAAATGGTATTTCTTCGTTCTCTAATAATTCATAATTATTATAACCATTACCTCCAACAGTAACTTTTCTTAGTTCTGCTATACCATCACCATCAAAATCAACTTTTAAGTAACATTCAGTTACATTTACGACTGCTTGCGATGGATCTAATGTACTAACATTCAGATCTGTTGTTGCATCATCATAACTTCTTCTTGTGACAGCTTCGGTATTAAATACTTCTTCATCCGATACAGGCAGATTATTAACAATCTTTGCATCATAACCCATATCAATTAATTCAGATCTCGTTTTATAGACTCTATGAGCAATAAAATTACAATCTTTCATCGAAGTTGCTCTCTTAGAGACCAAAATATCTTCTGGTGGCACGCTTTCTACTTTTACTCGACCTAAATCTTTTACTCTTCGTACTGTAACATTATATTTGACAGGGAAAAGAGTGTCATCTGATAGAATTTCTTCAACATCATCGATCTCAACCTCTGTATCAAGGAGTAATATTTGGTATTCTTCTTCGGTTAAGTCTTTATAACTCTCTTTTCTCTGTTCTTGTGATGTACTCCAATAGATTTTACAAAAGCCATTCTTCTGTAACAGAGCAGTTTTAAATAAATCATATAAAATACTAAAACCATCGTTATCTTTGTTAAAAATATGATTACAATATTGCGAAATAGCTTCTGCAAATTGTGTATCTTCTGGCTCTGTAGGATCAAATCGTACCATGCGATCACTCTGGGTGAACATACGCATTAAGCTTGGTAATACGGACTCTACTGTTTCTAATAATTCTTGTGTGACAACAGCACTTCTGCCTTCTTGTTCATTGCCATATGGCTCTCCTAAATAATATTTAAGTGCATTTCTTCTCTGCTCACTTAAATCAGAAGAATAATACCCTAAAGAGTTTTGTACCTCCTGTGATATTACCTGCAATAATTTACTTTTTGTTATTTTTGCCATTACATAATTCCTAAATTCGGATAATTTATTTCACTTCCCCAATTTGATGAAGTGTTTAATCCTACTGCAAGATACCTAAAAGCATCTGCACTATGACTCGTAAAGTCGTGTCTTGGTCTGTTTTTAACTTCCCCTTTATCGCTTGTTTCCCATCGGTATTGTCGTAAACAATCTAATCCGTATTTTGTTTTTTCGTGGTCAAACCAACAGCGACTTAAAATCATTCGCACCGCATTTATGCCATCATCTATCGAGAGCTTCGGTACAATTGATGTTACTAATCCTAAACTCTGTGCTGTCTCAATTCTTGATACCCCTGTTCCGATTTCTCGTACATTGGCATCATGCGGAAAATAATGCGTATCATAAAGATAGCCTTTATCCTGCAACATACCTGCGTAGTATTCTAGTCCTTCTCCGCTTTCTTCTTCGTAATCTATTAAATGTATTGCCGATCCAACTTGTTGAACAAACCAAATAGCGGTTTTATCTGCCATGCCTAGATCCCAAAATGTTGAGACTTTGACATTTGTTTGATGAGGTACTTTTGTTATTCTATTCTGTTCTTCTGCTAACTCTAAGCTTTTAGAATAAATAGATCCTATACCTGCACTATCAAACGAGCATTCAAACTCTGCTTCATAGATTTCTGGTGGCATCATACGTTTTGCTTCCGCCAGTTCTTCTTCTTCAACTATTCCTGTTTCACTAGCCTTAAATGATTTTGCAAGCCACGAGTCATTGTGTTGTGCATAATCAAACATATGCCAGAAGTTGTTTCTGCCAGTCGGTGTGCCGATACTAATCATCCAACCTTTTCTATCTGCTAGAGCCGGTCGAACAATCTCTGTCCATAAACGAGGTGGCATTTGTGCTACCTCATCTAGAACGCAACCATCCATATATAAACCACGCAAAGTGTCTGGTCGCTCACAGCCGAGAAGTTGGATACGACCACCATTCGGTAAATCGCATCGCAACTCTGTCTCGTTGTACTGCACATCTGGGAGGACAGAAGTGTACTGTTTTAAATAATCCCAACAGTTTCTCTTGGAGATAGAGTACGTTGGAGAAATATAGTAGTATCGTGGGTTAGGTAACTCGTTCTGCAAACATTTTTTAATCATTTCATTAATGCAGAGTACAGTTTTACCAAACCTACGATGACACACTAATACGTTAAATCTTTTTAGCGAGTTGTGTATTTCTTTTTGTAACTCTCTTGGCTTATAGGGAATAGTAATTTTTTTCATACTTCATTACCCCAAGCATCCCAACCATCAGTTTTTTGTCTAGCAAATAATTCTATTCTTGGTTTATCTCCGCAAAACTCTTTTATTCTAACTCTTATTTCTTCTGGTTTTTTTGAGTGAATTGTTCTTTCTGCAAAGACTAAATTTTTAACTTTATTTGAATTTTTTATGTTTTTTAATTTACCTTTTAATCCAATAAGACAAATTTCAGTTGATTTTAAAGTGTACCTACTAAGATTATAACAGTAATTTTTTTTATTAGTCTGTTTTACCCAAGTAAAACCAATAGTTGAAAATTTAAATCCCCAAGATTTTATAACTTCAAAAGATTTTTCTAAATGACTATCTACTACCCAAATAAATAACAAAGCATCATTATTTGTTATTTTTTTAACTGGCAGATCACATATTTCTTTAATAGACATTGTTTTATATCTATCTTCTACTTTATTTCCAAAACCTCGGTTTCCATCTTGATATTTATAACCACTAAAACTCCAAGGAGGATCTGCATAAATAATGTTATATTTTTTGTCTGGAAAAGGGATCACGATTTTTCATTTAAAAAGTCTTTCATGCGTGAAACATCTTTGCCTTTAACAACACCTTTACCAGAACTGTCTCCAAAGTTAGATTTTTTGTCTAACTCTTTTACTAAGTCCGTAAACGAAATTATCTTCGGTTTATTTTTAGTTGGTTTTTTTGTTGTCATAAAATTCGTAAGTTAAATTGTGCCGAGTAGAAATAAGTTCCCATAGCTATTGCCAAGACCTCGTGGGGTTGGTAAAATTATTGACCACCCCTTGTCATAGTTTTACACTACATTTACACGACATAGCAAATAATGGCTGTATTCTGCGATAATAATCGGTTTCAGTAACCGATTTATATAAATTATTATAAAAAATATAAAAAATTCGTGAAGATCCGTATCAAAAAAGATCTTTTTGCGATCATCAGAAACAATTATCCTTATAACTCAACAAATACCAC